TCAGTCAATTGTTTTGTTTATTCCATCTGTGACGCCGATTATTTTCTCAAAATAATGAGATGGCGTGACACCATAATAATCTTTAAATGCACATATGAAATATGAAGTACTGTTATAGCCACATTTCTGGGCTACGACATTGATAGAATAAGAGTTTGAAGTTATGAGTTTTTTTGCATACCTCATCCTAGTATCTCTCAATATTTCAGTAAATGACGTTCCTTCATCCCTTAATCTTTTTTTTATTAAACTTTCACTCGTATAAATCAATTCCGCAATATCTTTTAAATGCCATTGCCGCTCAATATTAAAACTGATTATTCCAGTAATTTTACAGGTAAATGTATTTATATTTGTTAGTATAAATGAATTTACACTTTCGCGTTTTTTGAACATGGCAAGTAAGGATATACATAGTCTTTCTTTTAACCAAAGGGAGTGTGAGTCTGCTATTTTAATCCCTTCAAACAGAGAAAAAACAAGCGATAATGGAGGTTCCTCTTCAGCAATATAGCCATTCTTATCAAGAGTAAATTTGCCAGGCAGCTCATTATTCACGTCGATAAAAAAGGATAAACATGTTTTCTTATCTATATCAACAATTCTTAGTTTAGAGGGGCATACTGGTAACTCCCTTCTAATTTTGTCGCTTACAATAAACAATGAATTTTTTTTGAACGAGATAACTCTCCTGTTTATAATTAAATCAAATGATTGACAGATGAAAACTACGGAGCAAACATAATCCATCTTGCACCTATCATAAAATTAAAACAAGTTGATAGCAGTCAAATAACAACCAATTAAATACACAATCATAATCAGGATGATGTGCATTTATATTTTTATACACAAAATTATAGTTTGCAAATTTTAATAAATTTCATTTAAGATTAAATTATTATATGTATATTGTTTTTTATTCTAACGTATTTCAAAGTTACATTTTTCAACGCTTACTATACTTTTTATTAACATAAACTCACTACAACGCACCTGAAACCTCTTGCTATATATATGTCAACCGTTTGAATTTAAAATAAAAAGAGTATCATTTTTACTTGCATTTCTTATCAAGTCACATTCAACAACAGTAAAAAAACATTATTAGAACCATTCAATTAACAAAAAACCAACATCCAGCTTGCTTAATTTTTCTTTATTAAACGACATTGAAAATCAATTGATAAAATACATCTAAACAACCTTTTGGGGCGCAAAAGCATAACATCAAACAAACAAATAACACACCGAAAAAACTCACAATTAATAACCTATGATATACATACTGTTTATTATGGTTGAATAAGCCACTCGATATCTGGTGCTACGGAAGTGTCCACACGGTTTAGCAGCACCCGATACTTTTTCCAGGCTTCCAGCAACGAGTTTTCTTCCTCCGTTGCATATACAGCTCACCTTTTTTCACCCACGATTAACCAACAGCCAGACCAGCAGACACGCCACCACCGGCACAGCAAAATCCATCAGGCTTGCCACATCCCATGCACGTGTATCAAAACCGCCCCACCACGGCATATTCATTCGCTTGCCATGCCCGAACATTTCGATCCAGCGATATTCTGCCTGGGTGTGTTCACGCGCAATGAAGAACGTACAACCGGCTATCGCCCCGTAAGCCCAGTTCCCGGTAAAAAGACCAATCAGTAGCTGCGCAGCCACAGCACAAAGCGCATGAAGGAAAGGTGTTATATCCATTTTCATCCTACCCAATAAAACGGGGCGCTCGGCCCCTTAATATTATTTAGACGCAAGCGCCGCCTCAATTGCAGATAATCTTTGTCTTAATTCTGCGTTTTCTTCTTCCAGTGCTGTTATTCTGTCGTCTGACTCTCTGGCTACCTGAACAAGCAAGCCAGTAACACCAGAATAATCTACTGTGTAATAACGTTCACCTTCTTCACCTTCCGATCCGCTTGCACCGTCCTGATATTTCATTGCGGAACCTACAACTTCTGGGATTGCTTCCAGAGCTTCCTGTGCAATGACACCAGCATAGGGCATACCGTTTTCTTTAAGCGTGTATGTATAGCCGTTCATTTTACGGATGCGGTCGGTTGCATTATCGATCACCTGAATGTTGTCTTTCAGATCCCGGTCGGAATGCTGGTTAAATGCGGTGGCATGACATGCACCATTAACGCTTAACATATAGGTGTTATCGGTATTTTTCTGCGCATAGAACATATAAGCGCCACCATCAACACCGACTTCATAAACAACAGGACGGCTGGTGTTGCCCCACAATTGAGCAGTAACACCAGCATAAGCGGTTCCCTGTGTGTTTAATGTCATGGTTGACCCATGATTGGCATATTTGATCTGTAATGTGTCGGTGTAATCAAATTTAATAAGCGCGTTACTTCCACGCTTGCTGTATGACATAAGGCAGTTACCCATTTTGAGGTATCCGCTGTCACCGGGAAAAATCATCGTACCGCCATAAAGGTTGGTAAAGTCCCAGCAAATGTTTGTCCCGTTATCGTTCAGGTTAAGGCGCGCCATTGCGTTACCTGGACTGTCTATCCATTTTTTGAGGTATAGTTCGCAATACGCATCCTCAACACCTGCCGTCCTGTGAGTTGAGCGGAGTTTTCTCCCAAATATAGCTCCGCTAGTTGGCAATACCTGCTGATACCATGAAGCAGACCAGTCACCAACGATTTCATCTTTGCTGTCTACATATAATTTTGTTGCGTAGCTTCCTTGATCGTTTTTTAATTTGCTAACGTCGGATTTTAGCGTTTTGATGTCATCAGGAATTACTGTCGATGTAGCCATTTTTCTTCCTCACATCCAGCCACGAAGTTGATGCTCAACAGCAACCACGTATTCATCGAATAATGACGATATTTGCGAATCATTAATGATGCGCACGTTTACAAAATATCCGTCTTCCTTAACACATACCGGTTCGCCATCTTCAGTCAGTTCTCCGGTTTCTTTGTACACGTTACCTATCACGTCAATAAGAATATCATCCTGCATCGACTCGTCATCATAATAGCCAGTGCTATCCATAAAGGCCGAAAAGTCGGCCCTGTCTGCAAATTTGAGTGTTAAATCTTTCATTTAATACTCTCCCCCATTTGCGCATCAGTTAATTCTTTATGCCAGATACGCAGATTACGGATATGACCAAAAAGATGATACTCCCCATTAGTGCCCTGCCCTCCAATTCGCAATACTGCCCGTGGAACAATTGAAGTCCATGTTGTTTTTGCCGCAACAGATAATTCACCATTACATACGGCCTGAACATCTCCATCAGCGCCACAACGGAAGCCTGAAATGATTTTCCTCTGGGTTGTTGCCACATATTTATTACACCCTCCCATAGAAATAAAAGGAGAACCGGCATCAGAGAAATTATTACCACGGAATCCATGCGTGAACAGACCATTTTCCTGATAATCTTTAACATTAAAGATTAATGGTGATTTGCTGGGAGGGATATCCCAGTTTTTATTAACTTCAACAAGAGCACTGAATGGTAATCGGTGAATATTGTTTCTTACAGGTATTGTCACCATGTCGCTGGAGCGAGTGCCAGGAGCCCCTTCAGTAATGATAAATGACGTCCTGTACGACCCAATCTCCGCCTGAGGCATCGCAATATCTAACGTAGAGCCATTGGGGATAATACTGATTCCAGGCATCGCCAGGATTTCAAATCTTGAGCTGATTATCATTTCCGCATCTGCAAAAAGAGTGGCGGTAAACAACCACCATTCACCGACTCTTTCTGCCGTCACCGTCACATTATTTCCATGAACAACATTTCCCGTAACAGGATCCAGAACTGCATCTGAATGAAAAACAAACGCACCATTATCAGACATTTTTCCGAACCTTGCACGACACCGGGAATTATCACTTTTCGTCAGACACGATATCGTCGTATAAGAACCTGCCGGGCAGGTGTAAGCATCATTCGTGTTTACAGCAATTGCCTGATATCCTTGTGCTGTCGGATTTTCATTAATAACAGTTATCCTTCCATAGTTAAACCCCTTATCACTGTCGAACGACTCAACAGACACACTACCCGTGTTATTCCATGCTTCTGGTGTATTTGAATTTCTGAAATAGTTTGTTCTCTGTCCTTCAATCAGCAAACCTTCTCGTTCAAATCGCGGTTCGTCAACTTCAGCAACGGTTAATACACCTGATTTATTAATGTATGTTGCACCTGATGCGCGTTTGAAGCTAACAACCTTATCGGATGGCATTTTAATAACATCATCACCTACGGTTATTTGCTTATAACCAGGCGAAAAGCCAGCAAGCATATCCAGTGAATCGTTAAACGGTATCCACACATCAGGCAGTGGCTGTAAGACATATTTATACGGCTCTGCTGCCTGGCTTGCATACTCTCTGGCTGCATCCTCACTTGCTTTAGCTGCTGTCTGGCTTGCTGCCGATGCTTGCGCCGAGTTCGCCGCTGCAGTCTCGCTTGTCTTTGCATTGGTTTCACTGGTTTTTGCAGCTTTTTGACTGTTTGCTGATGCAGTGGCAGAAGCAGCCGCCGCACTTGCAGAACCAGCTGCAGCACTCTCGCTTTCGGCTGCTGCATCCTGACTGCTTTTCGCCGCAGTTTCGCTGGCTTTGGCATTTGTTTCGCTGGTCTTCGCTGCCGTCTGGCTGGACTTTGCGTTAGTTTCGCTCGTCTTCGCTGCTTTCTGGCTGTTAGCCGCAGCAGTTGCTGATCCAGCTGCTGCAGTCGCAGAACCGGCTGCCGCGCTCTCGCTTTCGGCTGCTGCATTCTGGCTATTTTTCGCCGCAGTTTCACTGGCTTTGGCATTCGTTTCGCTGGTTTTCGCTGCCGTCTGGCTGGACTTTGCGTTGGTTTCGCTCGTCTTTGCGGCTGTCTCGCTGTTTTTCGCGTTGGTTTCTGATTTTTTGGCTGCTGTCGCGGAGTTTGCCGATGCAGTCTGCGAGGACGCTGCCGCCTGTGCGCTGTTAGCTGCATTCGTTTCTGAGGTTTTCGCCGCGTTCTTCGATGATGCCGCTGCAGTTTCGGATTTCTTTGCCGCCGCTGCGCTCTGAGAGGCGGCTTCGGCGTTGCGTGCCGCTTCTTCCACCATTGCCTCAAAACGACGCAATGCCTCCGGCATGACATCATCTTCCGTCATGGCACCGAGAAAATCATTCAGCGTACCTGGTCTGGAACCTTCATAGACGGTAATGGTTCCGGCATGTGAAGGCGGAAAACCTTCAACCAGCAGGGTGACGCTGTACTGGCCATGCTCAACATCCATGCTGTAACGCCCGGCTTCATCCGGATTTTCAGAGGCCACCGTGTTCACCAGTACCGTGGTGCTGTTACGCTTTGCCTTCAGTTGAATAGTGCAGTTCTGTATTGGTTTTCCCGCACCATCTTTCAGCACACCTGAAATCTGTACTGCCATATTCACTCCACAAATAAAAAAGGCGCCATTTCTGGCGCCCGTATCTGGGTTATAAAATTCAGCTAATCATGATGCCTGCAGTGGCTTTCTTCATCACCACAACCAGCAAATCGCTGATACTTGCTGTGGGATACCAGCCATTTACCAGCCATGCCGATACAGAAAATTCCAGTGTCATTACACCACTGCCTGCAGGCATATCAATAACACCCGTATATATCAGCGTATTATCCAGAGCCGTTCGGTTATAAATTTCAGCACCGTTTTTTCGTACTATCAGACGGCATGAGGAGTAGATATCAGTATGATCTTGCTCATGTTTAGCGCCACTGAATGCCACCGCCGGAATAACAATTTGCCGGTCAAACGGCTGATCGTCATAAACCCTGACGGTAATGGTCCCTGATGGCCACCGCTCCGGTGCACGGGAGTCCCGGGGGAAAGCTTTGCCCACTGTTTTAACGAGATCGCCTTCAATCTGGTTCGCGGACAGTTTTCCCAGAACCCGACAGTTCTCGTTAATCGTGACGTTGTTGAGCGTCCCGGAGTTCGCATTCACGTTACCGCTAATATCGGCATTTTTCGCCGTCAGCCGCCCGTCCGGTGTCAGGGAAAATGCCGGAGGATTACCGCCGCTGGTAATGGTGGGAGCCGTCAGATATTTCAGGAACACTTCGTTCATGAATATCTGATCGCCCTGACCAACAAACATCGGCTTTGTGTTGCCATTCGCAGGATTAATCATCGCAATCCTGTCCGCCGCCAGCAGCACCTGACTCTGCATACCGTCAGGGGTATTCTCAATACCGGCACCAATACCCGCGATATAAAGGCGTCCGTCCTGCATCTGCTGCAGCTTCACAGCCCACATGCTGTTCAGGTTATTATTTGTATCAACCTGAACCTTCTGTATCTGCTGGATTGCCGCACTCTGGTCTTCCAGTTTCTTATTGACGGTCTGCGTGATTTCATTACTGACATGCGTGATGGACGTTCTGATTTCCGCCAGGTCAGGCGCAAGCTGACCGTTATCAATCTGCGTCCACAACTCCTGAGCCAGATGGGTTTTCCCTATCTCTCCTTTGAAAAAATTCAGATAGCCGGATGCATCATCACTCGGCTGGCCAACAGCCTCCACGAATGCCGATTTGCCAACGGTGTTCACACTGCGGATGTAAAAATAATAATCATGGCCCGGTTTGATATTGATACTGGCGGCTATCCAGTACAGCGCCGTGCCAAGATAGCGTGCTGTGGTTTCAACCTGCCTGATATCCGCAATCCGCTTTTCCGAGAACCAGAACTCAAACTGTACCGTCGGATCATAAACCGCAAGATGCGGCGTGGCGGTTATCTGAAAATACCCCGGTGTCAGCTCAATCTGCGACGGCGCTGCCGGTGCGGCAATCCGGAACGATACCGACGCCGGCTCGCCCTGCTGCCCCCACGCATTTACTGCCCGGACTGTCAGCCTGTAGTTCCCCAGAGCCAGTTGTGTGAAGCGGTAAGTGGTTTCCGTCGTCCGGGCCGTGCTGACCAGTCGCTCACGGCCGTCATCCGCTGCCACGGTCAGGCGAAGCAGGAAGCTCACGCCCTTCACCACCTTCGGCGTGTCCCAGCGGGCCAGCACCTGGTATTCCCCGCTGTCTGCGGTGACTTCTGCGGTCAGGTGCTGCACCGCTGGCGGCGTGACACCATTTACCGTGCCGCTCTGGTCGCCGTCAAAGTGCGCCCCGTTATCCACGATGGCCTCTTTTTCCGGTACATGCTGCACGGCGGTGATGGCATACGTGCCGTCGTCGTTCTCACGGATACTCACGCAGCGGAACAGGCGCTGGCGCAACGTCGGCAGCTTCAGCCCCCATACGCTGTATTCAGCAACGCCGTCAGGAACACGGCTCACTTTCACCTTCACGCCGTCGGTGACGGACTGAACCTCCACGCTGACCGGACTCCCCTGCCCGTCAACCAGGCTTATCAGCGTGGTGCCGGAAGATGGCAGCGTGATTTCACGGTCGAGCGTCAGCGTCCGGGTCTGGCTGTTTACCGCCAGCACGCGCCCGCCGGTGCGGATACCGGCATAGTCATCATCGCAGATTTCAATGACATCGCCCGGTACATGGCGAAGCCCTTCGGCACCCACGCTGAAATCCACGGTCTGCGTCTCCAGCAGCTCCGTTTTAATCAGCCACAGCCCGGCGCGGTGTGCCTGCCCCCGGCTGGTACAGCCAAAGGCATCCATCTTCGTGACGTTACGACCGTAACGGAGAATGGCCTGCGTATCTTCAACAAGCTCTGTCGCCGTCTCCCAGCCGTTATTCGGGTCAATCCAGTTCACCTCAACGGCATTATGGCGGTCCTTCAGGGCGCTGAAGCTGTAGCGGAACGGCGCGCCATCATCCGGCATCACCACATTACTGCGGTTATAGGTCCACACCTTATCTGATGGTCGGTCCTGCACGAACGTCAGCGTCTGCCCGTTCCATACCGGCATACAGCGCATCGCCGAGCAGAAATCACTGAGCACATCCCACGCCTTACGCTGCGTGGTCAGGTAGGCATTACAGGTGATGCGCGGCTCCGTGCCGCCAAAACCGTCCGGCACTGACTGGTCGCAGTACTGGCCGATGACATACAGCGCCCATTTATCCACATCCGCCGCACCAAGACGTTTCCCCATGCCGTAGCGCGGGTGGGTCAGCATATCCCACAGACACCAGGCCGGGTTGTTGCTGTATGCCGGCTTAAACGTTCCGTCCCAGATACCGCTGTATTGCCGCGTCTGCGGGTTATAGTTCGACGGCACCTGCAGAATGCGCCCGCGAAGATGATAATTACGGCTCACCTGCTGGCTGCCGAACTGCTCCGAGTCCACCTGCACGCCGACCAGTGCCGTGTTCGGGTAGCACTGTTTCACATCGATGATTTCGGTGTATGACGACCAGAGCGTTTTGTTCTGCAGCTGGTCTGTGGTGCTGTCCGGCGTCATCCTGCGCATCCGGATGTTGAACGGGCGCGGCGGCAGGTTATCCACCACCACCGAGGCCAGATACTGCGAGGTGGTTTTGCCTTTAATGGTGATGTCTTTTTCCGTCACCCAGCCACCGTTACGCTGTATCTGAACCAGCAGGCGGACTTCCGACGGATTCCGGTCCCCCTTTGAGGTGGTTTCCACCAGTGCCTGCACACCGAAGGTAAAGCGCAGACGGTCGATGTTTGCAGACGTGATGGTCCGGGTAATCGGCGTGTCGTACTTCACTTCCGTACCCAGCACCGTCTCGGAGCCGGAGGATTCAAATCCCTCCGGCGGTGTCTGCTCCTGCTCACCTGCCCGGAACACCACCGTGACGCCGGAGATATTGGTATTCCCCTCACTGTCCAGCACTGGCGTACTGTTCAGCAGCACGCTTTTTAATCCATCCACCGGACCTTCAATCGGCCCTTCGCTGATGGCATCAATCACACTCAGCAACTGCGTGGACTTCAGGTTGTCCTTCGCTTCGCGCGGGGTATGCCCCTTACTGCTGCCTTTACCCATTCCTCACGCTCCATAAACGACAAAACCGCCCGCAGGCGGTTTCACATAAAACATTTTGCATCAGCGACCAATCACCACAACCTGACCACCGTCCCCTTCGTCTGCCGTGCTGATCTCCTGAGAAACCACCCGTGACCCCACGCGCATTTCACCGTACAGAACGGGCAGAACATTGCTCTGGGCAACCATGTTATCCAGGGAGGAGAAATAGGTGTTCTGTTTGCCGTTATCCGTTGTCTGTGTACGGGGAGTTCTGGCTTTCGGTGCCAGCATCTGCGCCACACCACCGAGCACCATACTGGCACCGAGAGAAAACAGGATGCCGGTCATACCACCGGCCCCAATGGCTGCCCCCCATGCTGCAAGGGTGGCTCCGGCGGTAAAGAATGATCCGGCAATGGCGGCAGCCCCCAGGACAATCTGGAATACGCCCCCTGACTTGGCCCCGGCGACTCTGGGAACAATATGAATCACAGCGCCATCAGGCAGAGTCTCATGTAACTGCGCCGTTAACCCGGACGTGCTGACGTCCCGCCCGGCAATCCGTACCTGATACCAGCCGTCGCTCAGTTTCTGACGAAACGCCGGGAGCTGTGTGGCCAGTGCCCGGATGGCTTCAGCCCCCGTTTTCACACGAAGGTCGATGCGGCGACCAAATCGTTGTAAATCCCCGTAAAGGCAGATGCGCGCCATGCCCGGTGACGCCAGAGTGAGTGTGTGCGTCGCTGCCATTTGTCGGTGTACCTCTCTCGTTTGCTCAGTTGTTCAGGAATATGGTGCAGCAGCTCGCCGTCGCCGCAGTAAATTGCGGCGTGATTCGGCACCGATGAACCAAAACAGCACAGCAGCACATCGCCCGGCTGTGCCGCTGACAACGGCACCTGATACAGCCCCGTCGCCTCCAGATTATCCAGATAGAGATTCTGGCAGTTACGCCACCAGTCATCCTCACGATGAAAGTCCGGCATCTCAATCCCCGCCAGATGATAAGCATCCCGGAACAGCGTGTAACAGTCCGTCACCCCGTGCTCAAAGCACCGCCCGGTAAGATGCGGCACACAGCGGAACTTGTGAATCGCCCCCCGGCAGACCAGCCACCACGGCAAATCACTCTGCACCTGCAGCCGCCGGTCGGTCTCACTCAGCCAGGGCAGACCACCGGGGTGGCTGTGGACCAGCGCCACAATCTCACCCTGCATTTCTGCCTGCAGCCAGTCTTCCGGCGACATACGGAAATAATCCTCCGGCTCACCGGAGATATTCACGCCGGGGAAATATCTTTCCCCCTCCGGCGCTCTCACCACGAAGCCGCACGACTCCGCTGGCGCACATCGCCGGGCGTGCGCCAGAATCGCTGATTCTGTCTCTGTCATGAGATTACTGCGAAAGTTTGTTAATGGAAAGGAAGCCGCCAAAATTGCCGACGTTATTGCGAAACTTACAGCCGCTCAGGCATTTGCTGCATTTATCCTTCGTGATATCGGACGTCGGCTGGTCATATTCATCCGCGACTGCCGGACCGTGATAACCGCACTCATCACCGCGATAGGTCCAGGTGCAGGTGTTGGCCAGCATGATACGCCCCGGAAAAACAGCGCCGTCCGTTTCCGTCGGCGTGGACAGTACAAAAGAGGCACTGACCGCGCTCAGTTCGCTGCACTGCTCGATGCGCCAGCGGCTGATCACCTCCTGCTCCGGATCGGCGTCACTGTTTCCGTTGACGAAGTTCACCGCATCCAGAAAACGGGCGTAAACCTTACGCCGGACCACCGTTCCGCCGACCAGACTCTGCAGATCTTCCGCCATCCCGGTGACCATACCGTACAGGTTAGAAACCGTCAGCGTGGGGCGCGTACTGGTGCCTTTGCCATTCAGTTCAAAACCACTCCCCTGAATGGGATACGGCTGATACTGTCGCCCCTGCCAGGTGACCGGCTCACCTTTTTCGTTCTGCTCATTACAGAAAAAATAACGTTCTCCACCGACCTCTGTCAGATCGATTTCCCAGAGCACCACGCTGGCCGACTGCTCCGCACGGGTGCATTCATTCAGTGTTTCCTGCCGGATATCCTGCATCAGTTCACCACCTGTTTAAACTCTGCGCTGAACTCAACACGCAACATACTGACCTGCGACGACCATTTTGCGCAGGTCACCTTTATCTGCCTGTAGCCATAAGGCGGCGTCCACAGAAAGGCCTTCCAGCCCCCGTGCTCAGCCAGAAACGACTCCAGCGCCGTGGCCTCCTCACGGGAGACAGACAGCGTCACGCTGTACGTTTTCAGGTCAGCGTTCAGCCCGGCAGGCGCACGCTGGGAATAGCCATCACCAAAGCGCACCTCCCTGACGGAAGGAGCCGATGTCACATCCATCCCGGGTTTCACTTTCCAGCGGAAGGTTTTCATCGTCCACCTCCGGAGAACAGACCACCATCGCGCATCTGTGCCTGGATTTCATCACGGGCACCCTTGCGGGCCATGTCATACACTGCCTTCAGAGCAGCCGGACCTATCTGCCCGTTCGTGCCGTCGTTGTTAATCACCACATGGTTATTCTGCTCAAACGTCCCGGACGCCTGCGACCGGCTGTCTGCCATGCTGCCCGGTGTACCGACATAACCGCCGGTGGCATAGCCGCGCATCAGCCGGTAAAGATTCCCCACGCCAATCCGGCTGGTTGCCTCCTTTGTGAAGACAAATTCACCACGGTGAACAATCCCCGCTGGCTCATATTTGCCGCCGGTTCCCGTAAATCCTCCGGTTGCAAAATGGAATTTCGCCGCAGCGGCCTGAATGGCTGTACCGCCTGACGCGGATGCGCCGCCACCAACAGCCCCGCCAATGGCGCTGCCGATACTCCCGACAATCCCCACCATTGCCTGCTTAAGCAGAATTTCTGTCATCATGGACAGCACGGAACGGGTGAAGCTGCGCCAGTTCTGCTCACTGCCGGTCAGCATCGCCGCCATATTCTGCGCAATACCATCAAAGGTCTGCGCGGCTGCACTTTTAACCTGCGACATACTGTCCGTGGCGCTCTCTTCCCACTCACTCCAGCCGGACTTCAGGCCTGCCATCCAGCTCCCGCGAAGCTGGTCTTCAGCCGCCCAGGTCTTTTTCTGCTCTGACATGACGTTATTCAGCGCCAGAGGATTATCGCCATACTGTTCCTTCAGGCGCTGTTCTGTGGCTTCCCGCGCTGCCTGCCGGTCAGTCAGCCCCCGGCTTTTCGCATCAATGGCGGTCCGTTTTGCCCGTTGCTGCTGTGCGAATTTATCCGCCTGCTGCGCCAGCGCGTTCAGGCGCTCCTGATACGTAACCTTGTCGCCAAGTGCAGCCAGCTGGCGTTTGTACTCCAGCGTCTCATCTTTATGCGCCAGCAGGGATTTCTCCTGTGCAGACAGCTGGCGACGTTGCGCCGCCTCCTCCAGTACCGCGAACTGACTCTCCGCCTTCCACAAATCCCGGCGCTGCTGGCTGATTTTCTCATTTGCTCCGGCATGCTTCTCCAGCGTCCGGAGTTCAGCCTGAAGCGTCAGCAGGGCAGCATGAGCACTGTCTTCCTGACGATCGCCCGCAGACACCTTCACGCCGGACTGTTTCGGCTTTTTCAGCGTCGCTTCATAGTCCTTTTTCGCCGCCGCCATCAGCGTGTTGTAATCTGCCTGCAGAATTTTCCCGTCCTTCAGTGCCTTGTTCAGTTCTTCCTGACGGGCGGTATATTTCTCCAGCGGCGTCTGCAGCCGTTCGTAAGCCTTCTGCGCCTCTTCGGTATATTTCAGCCGTGACGCTTCAGTATCGCTCTGCTGCTGCGCATTTGTGTCCTGTTGACTCTGCTGTTCAGCCTTCTTTCTCGCGGCTTCAAGCGCAAGACGGGCCTTTTCACGATCATCCCAGTAACGCGCCCGCGCTTCATCGTTAACAAAATAATCATCCTTGCGCAGACTCCAGATGTCGTCCGCTTTCTTAAACGCAGCCTCTGCCTTAATCAGCATCTCCTGCGCGGTATCAGGACGACCAATATCCAGCACCGCATCCCACATGGATTTGAATGCCCGCGCGGTCCTGTCTGCCCAGGTCTCCAGCGTACCCATGTTCTCTTTCAGGCGGCGGGTCTGGTCATCAAACCCTTTCGTCGCGGCCTCGTTCGCCGCCTGCAATGCCCCGGCTTCATCGCCGGAACGCTGCAACTGAGCAACATACGCAATCTGCTCCGCCGTCACGTTATGGAACTGGCGTGCCATCGCCGTCAACCCCGACGTCGGGTCTGTGGTCAGCTTCCCGAAGGCTTCAGCGACCTTGTCCACCTCCACACCGGATGCAGAGGAGAAACGCGCCACACTCTGGCTGATGGACGCAATCTGAGCCTCACCGCTTACTCCCGCCTTAACCAGTGCGCTGAGTGACTCGCTGGTCTGGTTAAACGTCAGCCCTGCCGCCTGCCCGGCTCTGGACAGGACCAGCATGCGATCTGCCGTCAGACCCGACTGATTGCCGGAAAGGACCAGCGTTTTGTTGAAATCGGACAGGGTTGAGTTGCCCTGATACCAGGCATACGCCAGCGCACCGGTCGCCACCGCCAGCGAGGTGGCCCCGACCATCGGCAGGGTGATCGCACCGGCAAGCCCCCTGAACATGGGGATCATCCCGCCGAAGGAGTCCTTAACCTGACCACCCTGTTGCAGCAGGATCAGCCACGGACTTTGCCCGCCTGCAAGCTGCGTGGCCACGTCGGTGAACTGTGCAGGCAGCATACGCATGGCAGCTTTATACTGCCCGACGGAAATCCCCGCTTTCTGTGCAGCCAGTGCCTGTCGGCTCAGCGACTGTTCAACGACTGCCGCTGTTTTTTTCGCATCACTTTCCGTACCGGAAAAATGACGCCTGACTCTGGCCATCTGCTCGTCAAATCTGGCCGCATCCAGACTCAAATCAACGACCAGATCGCCTACCGGTTCAGCCATACCGGACTCCTCCTGCGATCCCTTCTGATACTGTCATCAGCATTACGTCATCCTCCGTCATGTCCGCCACATCCGGGGAAGTAGGGATAACTTCATTCCCGTCCGGGCCAAAGCGGACACCTCCGGCAAGCCCTGCCGCTTTCTGCATCAGCACATCATCTTCAGGCTCTTCGTCAGCCTCGCGCCGGTTCAGCAGACTGAAATCCAGCGGATGCATATCCGGATCGCTGAAAAACAGGCTGAGCACGGTGTACGTCAGCCCGGAAAAGTGCATATCCAGCAGAACATCATGAAAATAATGGGTACTGTAAAAGCGGTGCCAGTCGGCATACTCCGTGGATGACATCCCGGCAAGCATGGCACGCCAGTCGGGTCGCCCCATCTCACGCGCCAGTTTCAGGGCAAAACTCAGCTCACCGTCGAACACTTTCCCGCAGAAACAGGCTCTGCTGGCCCGGCGTCATCTGCCTGTTCAGGTGCATCATTCACAACAAACTCAGACATACCGGACAGACGCATTACCACATTTTCAGCCTGAGCAATTGCCTCTGTGGGCCAGGTGGTAAGCACTTCCTGCTCAATTTGTTTAACGGCTTCATTCATGGACGGCATCTTTGTCTTCTGCGGATGGCTATGCCACAGGGACATCGCCACCAGAAAAGCACCGGTTCTGACGAGATCTTCCACGCTCACCTGTCGATTGAGACTGGATCCCGCCTGTTCTGCCTGTCGTTTCAGCAGGGCGAGATGCTCAATTCGCTGCAGGGCTGACAGTTCAGAAAGCGTGACGCTCACACCGTTATATTCAAATGATTCGGTTTTCAGGAACATCGCTGACTCTCCGGATTAACTGTCGGTGACGGTGATTTCTGCAACCACAGCAAGTTCACCATTACCGGATACAACCGGAATGTTGACCTTGCCTGCAGCAACACCTTTCACGGTGATGGTCATACCACTGACCGACACGGTGGCTTTTGTTTTATCCGCAGACACCGCACGGAAGCTCTTGTCGGTTGCGCCTTCCGGCTGGAATGCCACGGTCAGCGTGGTGCTCTGCCCTTTCACCACCGAAGTGCTGGCAGGCGTCACGGTCATGCCGGTTGCCGCTGTTACCGTGCTGCGATCTTCTGCCATCGACGGACGTCCCACGTTGGTGACTTTCACCGTGCGGGTGATCACTTCCTTCGCCGTCACCGCCTTACCGATACTGCTGACCCAGCCGCGGAACACATCGACCGTGCCGTTCGGGAAGCGGATTTTATAGGCACGGGTATCCCCTTCATTAAACCACGCCAGCAGCGCCTGCTGCCCCTGCTCTCCGGGCATCCACGCCAGCGTGAAGCTGGTATCTCCGGCAGATTTCTGCCCCTGCCCGGTCGCAGTCCAGTCCGCATCTTCATCATCGAGATAGCTGTCGTCATAGGACTCAGCGGTCAGTTCGCCGGGCGTCAGGTCTTTAACTTTAGCCAGACGCGACCAGTCAACGTCTGAAAGCGGGTTCGCATAAGGGTCACCGTTCCCCTTATAAACCCACAGTGTGGTCCCGGCCCCTTTCACCGGCATTACTGGATTTGGTACAGGCATATCGTCCTCACATTTCATAGGTAATGACATAAGTCAGATCGGCTGAACTCCACAGGCCCGCATCATCGTCGCGCCGGTAGTCATAGCCACTGGCCACCATACTGGTGATCAAATCTGACAGTGCCGGGACATCGCTCATCACCGGATAAATCCGGGACTCCATCCACGCATCCAGCTCTGAATCCGGCACCTGAGCAGGCAGGAAAACTTCAATATGCAGCTCCGCCTGCCAGGTATCACTGTCCAGCTCTTCGCCCGTGTATTCAGCGCCGGTGAGATAAACGGCAATTGCCGGAAAATCCGCCTCATCAAAAACAGCGGGGCGACCATCAAAAAGCGTCGCCCCGGTGTCATGCTTCTCCAGTGCATCCAGTACGGCTGCACGGAGTTCAGTATGTTTCATCGCTTTATTACCATTCTCAGTTGATGCTGCAGCGCATAGCCCAGCTCTTTCGGAAGACGTTCACGCCGTATCCGTTCAATATTCTGTTTAAACGCCGTGGTAAGCGGCACCGCCATCGGGATTTTCACCACATCAATGGGGTAACGGTTTTTCCCGGCCACACGCTGCATGACATGCCACCGGCCATTTTTCAGTTGCTGAATAAACGCGCCGGGAATACGACGGTTTCCCACCACAAGCACGCTGCCGCCACCTTTCAGGGATGAACGCTGCCCCTTTTTACGACGTCTGCGGCGGGAAAGGACAACCCGCGCGTTACCCAGCTTGATTACGGGCAAATCCCCCCGGTTAACCCTGATTCTGGCCTGCGGATTTTTGACCGTGGCCCTTTTCAGCCTGGCCCTTTCCTTTACCAGTTTCCGGCGTACCTTTGTCTCACGGGCAACCTGTGCCACCGACTGCGATATCGCGGATGAAGCAACGCGGTTAATGGCCATTGCGGCGGCACCGGGCACCGCCGTTCTGCTGATACGGCTGAGGTTTTCAACGGCCTGCTCAAGACCTTTTATGGCCATACATCCCCCTTTCAGCGGCGACGGTTAACGGCAGGCGGTACGCCCCGCCCAAGCCAGAGATGACAGCTTCCGCCATCATCCGGCGAAATCCGGTCTATCCAGAAGTTTTCCTCACCGATGGTCAGCGTGTCGCCGCGCCGCAGCTGCCGCACATCATCAGTCCGGACAAACAGGGACGGGCTGGAGCCTTCAACGCGCACGCCCTGTCCGGCATAGCTGATATTTTCAGGGTCATCAAAAACACCACGTATCACAGCACCGGACTGCTCACCGGATGTCATGGTGGCTGACGTTCCCATGTACCCGCGTATCGTTTCATCGGCGCAGGCAATGGCAGCATCGAACAGGTTATCGAAATCAGCCACAGCGCCTCCCGTTATTGCATTCTGGCCAGGCCGCGCTCTGTCATTTCAGCTGCCACACCGGCAGAGACACGGAACGCCGTTCCCGGCAGCACAAATGCCACAGCCTCATCCCGCGTGGCGTGAAGTGCATCAGTATGCAGCGTCACCAGTGCCACAACCGTGACCAGATCAGCCGTATCAGTCACGGTATCCGGCTGCGCTGATACCACCTCATTTTCATGTCCGGTCAGCGCATTTTCCGGACTGACAGATGTGTCCTGACCGGCAGCGTCATCCGTGTCATCAAGCTCCTCTTCCAGCTCTGCCACACGGAGCGCCAGTTCTTCTTTCGTCCCCGTCAGGCTGACATCACGGTTCAGTTGCTCACCCAGCACCTGAAGACGGGCAATCAGTTCATCTTTCGTCATGGACTCCTCCACAGAGAGAAAATGGCCCCGAAGGGCCATGATTACGCCAGTTGAACGGACACGAACTCATCAGGATCAGCCAGCAGCATCAGCGGTGCTGACTGAATCATGGTGAACTCTCGCGCCGGATCGCCGGATGTCTTCCAGTTTTTCGGATAACGGGGAGACGCATTAATACCCTCACTCAATGCATCCGCATCCTGAATACAGCCATAGGTGCGCAGACCGCGTGCATGAGTGTTACCCAGCACCATCGTGTTGTCCGGCAGGAAGTTCTTTTTGACGCCGTTTTCCACGTACTGTCCGGAATACACGACGATGGCCACATCGCCATACATCCCCTTATAGGACACCGCTTTACCCAGGGCTTTCACCGCTGTCTCCAGCTCGGAATGAGAGCCGCGACGGGTATCCAGCTTCTCCTTGACGGCTTTGAAGGAACGGAACAGCGCCCAGCCTTTCGGATCAAACACGATGATATTCACCACGCCGCTGGCGTTCAGCGCGTAGGCTTCGATATCGTCGGTCGGGTCATACGTGGACTTGTCACGCTTGCTCCACTCCGTGCCGCCGGACTGCGTGATGTTGTTCGCCGCACTGCGGCCCATATCCACCTCAACCGGATCGAAGGCTTCACCGGTCATGGTGTATTTGCCCTTGAGCACGGCAGAAACGGCCTGCATCTCTTCGACCTGAGCAATGGCCAACTCTTCGTCACGCATGTTCTGCAGGATGATGCGACGGCGGCGGTAAGCCGGGTCCGCCAGATTCTGCGGATCTTCATCCGGCAGGCGACGCAGGGTCATCTGCGGATTCACTTCATGCTTGGGTTTGACATATCCCGGCGTAAATTCAGAGGTGGAGCCGCCACGGGAACGGATAACCTCACCGGAAACAATCGGCGAAACGTACAGCGCCATGTTTACCAGTCCCGGAATTTGTGAGAGATAGACTTTCTCCGTAGTGAAGGGATAGCTCTCACGGAAAAAGAGACGCAGAAACAGCGGATCAAACTTAAATTTCTGCTCATTTGCCGCCAGCAGCTGGGCGGTTGTGTACATCGACATAAAAAAATCCCGTAAAAAAAGCCGCACAGGCGGCCTTTAGTGATGAAGGGTAAAGTTAAACGATGCTGATTGCCGTTCCGGCAAACGCGGTCCGTTTTTTCGTCTCGTCGCTGGCAGCCTCCGGCCAGAGCACATCCTCATAACGGAACGTGCCGGACTTGTAGAACGTCAGCGTGGTGCTGGTCTGGTCAGCATCAACCGCCAGAATGCCAACGGCAGCACCGTCGGTGGTGCCATCCCACGCAACCAGCTTACGGGTGGAGGTATCCAGCATCAGCGGGGTCATTGCAGGCGCTTTCGCACTCAATCCGCCGGGCGCGGTTGCCGTATGTGCCGGGTCACTGTTGCCCAGCGGCTGGTAATGGGTAAAGGTTTCTTTGCTCGTCATAAACATCCCTTACACTGGTGTGTTCAGCAAATCGTTAACGGCATCAGATGCCGGGTTACCTGCAGCCAGCGGTGCCGGTGCCCCCTGCATCAGACGATCCAGCGCAGTGTCACTGCGCGCCTGTGCACTCTGTGGTGCTGCGGCCAGAATGCGGCGGGCCGTTTCCACGGTCATACCGGGGGTTTCTGCCAGCACGCGGGCCTGTTCTTCGCGTCCGTGAGCCTCCTCACAGTTGAGGATCCCCATAATGCGGCTGTTTTCTGCCGCAACCGCAGCGGTGATCTGCGCGTTCACGTCCGGCTGCGCCGCGCTGGCGTTTTCGCCCTCCGTCGCTGGCACCACGTCAGTAACGTCAGCCTGCGAAGCAGTGGCTGAAACAGTTGTTGATTGAGTCTCTTTGGTCATTCGCCCTCCTGAGAGACGGGATTTACGTGCATCCAGTGCATCACGCATAACGGTGATCGCATCGGTGCTGTTGACAAGTTCATCAGCCAGTCCGGCATCAATGGCCTCCTGACCGCTGTACACTGCAGCCTCGGTATCCAGCACAGCCTGCACGGACAGGCCGGTATATGCCGACACCTTCTGCGCAAACATCTGGCGGGTTGCATCCATCCGGGACTGCAGTGTCTCCCGGACGTCATCCGGAAGATGGCTGTAGGGGTTGCCATCCACCTTATGGCTGCCGCTGTAAATCAGCGTGATTTCCACGCCCTGTTTCTCCAGCGCAGCACCGTAATTACTGTGAGCCATCATGACGCCGATGGAGCCTGTCCGGGCGGTCTGCGTGACCAGACGCCGGGAGGCGGCGCTGGCAAGCAACTGCCCTGCACTGCAGTTCATGTCATTGGCCAGCGCCCATACCGGCTTTATGTCACGCACACGGGCGATGATGTCAGCGCAGTCAAATGCCCCTGCCACCATTCCGCCGGGCGTGTCCATATCGAGCAGAATGCCGTCCACCATCGGGTCCCTGGCAGCCTGTTGCAGACGGGCGATAATGCCGTTGTAACCGGTCATTCCCGAATACGGCTGCAGCGCCCGCGTCCGGCTGACCAGCGTGCCGGACACCGGCAGCACGGCGATGCCGTTCATGACCTGATAACTGCGGGCCTGTCGTGGTCCGTCATCATCACCGGATAACGCCAGCGTCGCGGGTGCCTCTCCGGCAACCAGGCTGTCACCGGACACCGCATCCGTCAGGCGGCTGATCCCAAGCTGGCCTGCAAGCGCACAAAAGAAAACCCGCGCATAGGCGGGTTCAAGCATCAGCGGCTCATTAAAGGCCATGCTGGCAATATGCGGGAGATTACGCAGCTCTGCTGTCACTCTTCTCCTCCTCTGTTGATTGTCGCAGCCCGGATTCAAATGCTGCAGCCGCCCAGGCGGGCGGTTTAAGACCAGCTGCGCGGCGCTCCATCGTTTCACGGACCTGCTGGGCAAAAATTTCCTGATAGTCGTCACCGCGTTTCGCGCACTCTTTCTCGTAGGTGCTCAGTCCGGCTTCTATCAGCATCACCGCTTCCTGAACTTCTTTCAGACCATCGATGGCCATACGACCGGAGCCTATCCAGTCGCAGTTCCCCCAGGCACTGCGGGCTTCCTGAAAACTGAAGCGCGCTTTTGAAGGTAACGTCACCACGCGGCGAACGATGGCCTCTTCCAGCCAGCACAGAAACATCTGGCTCGCCTGACGGGATGCGACGAATTTTCGCCGCCCCATAAAGTATGCCCACGACTCGTTCGCACTGGCCCGTGCCGTGGAGTAGCTCATCTGGGCGTAATTCCGGGAAAGCTGCTCATACGAGACACCCAGCCCGGCAGCGATATACCGCAGCAGTGACTGCTCAAACACGGAGTAGCCGTTATCCGTATCCTGAGCCGTCTGCAGGTTCAGTGAGTCACCCGGCATCAGGTGCGGTACTTTTGCGCCTCCCAGCCGGACCGGCGCTGCGGCGTAATACGCGGCAATTTCACCAATCCAGCCGGTCAGCCTTTCCCGCTGCTCCTGACTGTTCGCGCCCAGAATAAAATCCATCGCTGACTGCGTATCCAGCTCACTCTCAATGGTGGCGGCATACATCGCCTTCACAATGGCGCTCTGCAGCTGCGTGTTCTGCAGCGTGTCGAGCATCTTCATCTGCTCCATCACGCTGTAAAACACATTTGCACCGCGAGTCTGCCCGTCCTCCACGGGTTCAAAAACGTGAATGAACAAGGCGCGCCCGCCGGGTAACTCACGGGGTATCCATGTCCATTTCTGCGGCATCCAGCCAGGATACCCGTCCTCGCTGACGTAATATCCCAGCGCCGCACCGCTGTCATTAATCTGCACACCGGCACGGCAGTTCCGGCTGTCGCCGGTATTGTTCGGGTTGCTGATGCGCTTCGGGCTGACCATCCGGAACTGTGTCCGGAAAAGCCGCGACGAACTGGTATCCCAGGTGGCCTGAACGAACAGTTCACCGTTAAAGGCGTGCATGGCCACACCTTCCCGAATCATCATGGTAAACGTGCGTTTTCGCTCAACGTCAATGCAGCAGCAGTCATCCTCGGCAAACTCTTTCCATGCCGCTTCAACCTCGCGGGAAAAGGCACGGGCGTCTTCCTCCCCGATGCCCAGATAGCGCCAGCTTGGGCGATGACTGAGCCGGAAAAAAGACCCGACGATATGATCCTGATGCAGCTGGATGGCGTTGGCGGCATAGCCGTTATTGCGTACCAGATCGTCTGCGCGGGCATTGCCACGGGTAAAGTTGGGCAGCAGGGCTGCATCCACACTTTCACCCGGTGGGTTCCACGCCCGCAACTGCCCACCAAATCCGCTGCCACCGCCGTGATAACCGGCATATTCACGCAGCGATGTCATGCCGTCCGGCCCCAGAAGGGTGGGAATGGTGGACGTTTTCATACATAAAATCCTGCAGGTCCCCTGCGTCGCTGTGTCATGCCGGTCTGCACTTCCAGCTCCGCAATGTATTTTTTCAGGTCAGACACGGAAGTGGCCGTAAACTCCACTCGCCGTCCGTCTTTCTGTACCGTTGCCACCCGTTTACCTGTCATCAGGTCATGCAGTGCCGCACGGGCAGCGGCAAGTTCTTCCTGTCGCGTCATTCATCCTCTCCGGATAAGGCACGGGCGTAATCTGCCAGTGTTTTCTTGTTGGTTGCTGCACCATCCTCTTCCTGCAGGCTCGCCAGCAGTGCACTGAGATCCAGCTGCCAGCGGGAAATACTGATGCGCAGCGCCGCCAGCGCATAAACGAAGCAGTCGAGCGCCTCATTGCGTCGCTTTTTGCTGTCCCACAGTATTTTTTTCCTGCCATCCACCCATTTTTCGACCTGCTCTTCAGCAGTCAGCTGCTGCGCTTCGGTCAGATCAAAAATATCCGGGTTATTCGGGAAGTGAACGGCACCGGGAAGCGGTTCATCCCCTTCCGACGTCAGTGTGAAGCGGTTATAAATCTGCTCTTTCGCGGTATCCGTACCGATTTCGGTAAGGTAAACCCCGTTTTTGTTTCGCTTACGTGGCATGCTGGCCACCGGCTTTCCGTAGACGGATGCCCCTTTAATGGGGATCACCCGGAACAGCCCATGTTTTTTCGAGCGTTCATACACAATGGTCGGGTCAATCCCGCCAATATCCCAGCAGATACGGGATACCGACATTTCTGCACCATTCCGGCGGGTATAGGTTTTATTGATGGCCTCATCCACACGCAGCAGCGTCTGTTCATCGTCGTGGCGACCCATAATAATCTGCCGGTCAATCAGCCAGCTTTCCTCACCCGGCCCCCATCCCCATATACGCATTTCGTAGCGGTCCAGCTGGGAGTCGATACCGGCGGTCAGGTAAGCCACACGGTCAGGAACGGGCGCTGAATAATGCTCTTTCCGCTCTGCCATCACTTCAGCATCCGGACGTTCGCCAATTTTCGCCTCCCACGTCTCACCGAGCGTGGTGTTTACGAAGGTTTTACGTTTTCCCGTATCCCCTTTCGTTTTCATCCAGTCTTTGACAATCTGCACCCAGGTGGTGAACGGGCTGTACGCCGTCCAGATGTGAAAGGTCACGCTGTCCGGCGGCTCAATCTCTTCACCGGATGACGAAAACCAGAGAATGCCATCACGGGTCCAGATCCCGGTCTTTTCGCAGATATAACGGGCATCAGTGAAGTCCAGCTCCTGCTGGCGGATGACGCAGGCATTATGCTCGCAGAGATAAAACACGCTGGAGGGCTCATCCGGCGTCCATTTGAGGCCAAACGGCGTCTCTTTGTCGCCAAATTTAAGATACTGCTCCTCCCCGCAGTGCGGGCAGGCAACATGAAAACGCATAAAATGCGGGGATTCACTGGCTGCACGCTCAATCTGGCAGGTGCCTCTCACTTTGGGCGTGGAGCCACGGATGGACTTTGGCCAGACCGAGCCTTCAATACGTTTGTCGCCAAGGAACGTCGGAGAGCCTTCCTGTTCAATATCCTCATCAAAGGCAGCAAGTTCATCATAACCCGCCACATCCACCGACTTTTCACGGTAGTTTTTTGCCGCTTTACCGCCCAGGCACCAGAAGCCACGACCATTGGAAAAACGCTTCATAGTGAGCGTGTTATCCCGATGCTTTTTGCCATACCACGGAGCCAGCGCCAGCAGCGACGGAATATCGCGGATGGTCGGCTCAACGTGGGTTTTCATAAAGTTCTCGGCATCACCATCCGTCGGCAACCAGATAAGGGTGTTGCGCTGCTTATGCTCTATAAAGTAGGCATAAACACCCAGCAGCATTTTGGAATAACCGACACGGGCAGACTTCACCACATTCACCTCACGGATGTAGTCGCTGCCCATCGCATTCATGATGGCCCGCTGAAAGGGCAGTGTTTCCCAGCGCCCTTCCTGGTATGCGGATTCTTTCGGGAGATAGTAATTAGCATCCGCCCATTCAACGGCGGTCTGTGGCTCCGGCCTGAACAGTGAGCGAAGCCCGGCGCGGACAAAATGCCGCAGCCTGTTAACCTGACTGTTCGATATATTCACTCAGCAACCCCGGTATCAGTTCATCCAGCGCGGCTGCTTTGTTCATGGCTTTGATGATATCCCGTTTCAGGAAATCAACATGTCGGTTTTCCAGTTCCGGAAAACGCCGCTGCACCGACAGGGGGATCCCGTCGAGAATACTGGCAATTTCACCTGCGATCCGCGACAGCACGAAAGTACAGAATGCGGTTTCCACCACTTCAGCGGAGTCTCTGGCATTTTTCAGCTCCTGTGCGTCGGCCTGCGCACGCGTAAGTCGATGGCGTTCGTACTCAATAGTCCCTGGCTGGAGATCTGTCTCGCTGGCCTGCCGCAGTTCTTCAACTTCCCGGCGCAGCTTTTCGTTCTCAATTTCAGCATCCCTTTCGGCATACCATCTTATAACGGCGGCAGAGTCATAAAGCACCTCATTACCCTTGCCACCGCCTCGCAGAACGGGCATTCCCTGTTCCTGCCAGTTCTGAATGGTACGGATACTCGCACCGAAAATGTCAGCCAGCTGCTTTTTGTTGACTTCCATTGTTCATTCCACGGCCAAAAACAGAGAAAGGAAACGACAGAGGCCCAAAAGCTCGTTTTCAGCACCTGTCGTTTCCTTTCTTTTCAGGGGGTATTTTAAATAAAAACATTAAGTTACGACGAAGAAGAACGGAAATGCCTTAAACCGGAAAATTTTCATAAATAGCGAAAACCCGCGAGGTCGCCGCCCCGTAACCTGTCGGATCGCCGGAAAGGACCCGCAAAATGATAATAATTATCATCTACATGTCACAACGTGCATCTACGCCATCAAACCACGTCAAATAATCAATTATGACGCAGGTATCGTATTAATTGATCTGCATCAACTTAACGTAAAAACAACTTCAGACAATACAAATCAGCGACACTGAATACGGGGCAACCTCATGTCAACTAAGAACAGAACCCGCAGAACAACAACCCGCAACATCCGCTTTCCTAACCAAATGATTGAACAAATTAACATCGCTCTTGAGCAAAAAGGGTCTGGGAATTTCTCAGCCTGGGTCATTGAAGCCTGCCGTCGGAGACTAACGTCAGAAAAGAGAGCATATACATCAATCCAGAGTGATGATGAATAAACATCCCGGTTTCTTCCACCATCGCACCGGAAAAGCGACTATGAGGGTAACCCTGCGTCTGTCAGCACAGTAAAACCCGGTGTGCATCGTTTTTGATTATTCCCGCACACTCACGCAGAAGGAATTCCCCGTCGGGCTACGGTCATGGTTAATGCGGGAATACGGCGACGATACAGCGCAGCTAAAAGGGTAATGGACAGAAAGAGCGGTTTATTTCATTCCACAGGATTCTGAGTGCCCCCCCTCCTCCAATAGGCTGAGCATCCACCTATATAGTTTTAATTTTCATCAATCCATTTAACTATCGTTTAATTGTTGTCACATAGGATTCTGCCGTTTTTAACAATGCAGGATAATAAGATGAAAAAAATGTTGTTTTCTGCCGCTCTGGCAATGCTTATTACAGGATGTGCTCAACAGACGTTTACTGTTGGAAACAAACCGACAGCAGTAACACCAAAGGAAACCATCACCCATCACTTCTTCGTTTCGGGAATTGGACAGGAGAAAACTGTTGATGCAGCCAAAATTTGTGGCGGCGCAGAAAATGTTGTTAAAACAGAAACCCAGCAAACATTCGTAAATGGATTGCTCGGTTTTATTACTTTAGGCATTTATACTCCGCTGGAAGCGCGTGTGTATTGCTCACAATAATTGCATGAGTTGCCCATCGATATGGGCAGCTCTATCTGCACTGCTCATTAATATACTTCTGGGTTCCTTCCAGTTGTTTTTGCATAGTGATCAGCCTCTCTCTGAGGGTGAAATAATCCCGTTCAGCGGTGTCTGCCAGTCGGGGGGAGGCTGCATTATCCACGCCGGAGGCGGTGGTGGCTTCACGCACTGACTGACAGACTGCTTTGATGTGCAACCGACGACGACCAGCGGCAACATCATCACGCAGAGCATCATTTTCAGCTTTCGCATTAGCTAACTCCTTCGTGTATTTTTCATCCAGTGCAGCAACATCACGCTGGCGCATCTGCATGTCAGTAATTGCCGCGTTCGCCAGCTTCAGTTCTCTGGCATTTTTGTCGCGCTGGGCTTTGTAGGTAATGGCGTTATCACGGTAATGATTAACAGCCCATGACAGGCAGACGATGATGCAGATAACCAGAGCGGAGATAATCGCGGTTACTCTGTTCATTGCTGACCCCACAAACAGATTTCACGCTCAATCTCACGACGAGTCATGAGACCTTTCCATTGCTTACCGCCAGCATATGTCCAGCGACGTAGCTGATCACATGCGCCTTTGATATCGCCCTGGTTTATTTTGCGAAGAAGCGTCGATGTTCTGAAATTGCCAGCGCCCACGTTGTAAACGAACGAGTAAAGAGCGCCGCGCGTTGTTTCCGGTATATCGACTTTGATATACGGGTTAATTTGTCTGGCGACAGTGGCAAGGTCTTTATTCAAGAGTGCTTTGCATTCTGCTTTGGTATACGTTTTACCGAGCATGATGTCTTTTCCGGTGTGTCCGTGACATACAGTCCATACACCAACAATATCTTTGTATGGTATGTAGCTGACACCTTCCAGACCATCGTTACCACTTGGGCCAGTGATTAACACTGATGCTATAGCAATTGCTCCGCCACCAATAGCAGCAGCAACGGCTTTTCGTAATGATGGAGGCATTATTCACCTCTCGCAGCCTTGCGCTTATCTTCTTTAATTTTGAAATAAAGGTTTGTCAGGTACGTCAGCAGGCCAAATACCAGGCTACCCAGCACACCTATTGCTGCCCACTGTGAGGGAGTGACTTTATCTAGCAGCTGTAAAAACCAGTACCCGGCACTACCTGCTGAGGTGCCATAGGCGACACCCGTTGTTAACTTATCCATGGATTTCATAACCCCACCTCGCAGACAAAGCGGGTGTAAATTGAGGGAATACTACGAAACGTAACAGACTCGGAGTCAGTGAATAACTCAGGTATTGGGTTATCAGCTAATATCGAGACTCAAAAAATGGAAAAACCCGCTCGACGGCGGGTTTAAGCTGTGTGACGAAGTAACCACTCTTAACAGCATAACCAATTTTTTACGTACGTAAACCACTAAATGATATTTGAGAGAATGCTACCGAGTATTGAAAACACCACTACAAATACATAAGCAAATCTCAACAAATAACCAAAAAATAATTTCCAGTGTTATTTTTAGCCGGTTTAAATTGAACCTTCAAATTATAGAGCACTTATAAATAACAGCCGTTAATATAAATTGGCTAATAGATTTATTTTTATTCAGCCAAGAGCCATGAATAGGATTCGATAGAAAAAAGTTCAGATAAAAATAGAGATCTACTTCACAAATCAAACGAGAAACCAAAACTTACATCTTGAAATAATCACATTGATTAGATGAATATTTATCGCGCAGTGACATCATTTTTTAATAATAGTTCAAAAAAAGGGCTCACGATGAAAAAATTAACAGTGGCAATTTCTGCTGTAGCTGCATCAGTACTGATGGCGATGTCTGCTCAGGCAGCTGAAATTTATAATAAAGACAGTAACAAGCTGGATCTGTACGGGAAAGTTAATGCTAAGCACTACTTCTCCTCTAATGATGCAGATGATGGTGATACTACTTATGCCCGTCTTGGCTTCAAAGGTGAAACCCAAATCAACGATCAACTGACTGGTTTCGGTCAGTGGGAATATGAATTCAAAGGCAACCGCGCTGAATCTCAAGGTTCCTCCAAAGATAAAACCCGTCTTGCCTTCGCTGGCCTGAAATTCGGTGACTACGGCTCCATCGATTACGGCCGTAACTACGGTGTAGCATACGACATCGGTGCGTGGACTGACGTCCTGCCAGAATTCGGTGGTGACACTTGGACTCAAACCGACGTGTTCATGACTCAACGTGCAACTGGTGTTGCAACCTATCGTAACAACGACTTCTTTGGTCTGGTTGATGGTCTGAACTTTGCTGCTCAGTACCAAGGCAAAAACGATCGTAGCGATTTCGATAACTACACTGAAGGTAACGGTGATGGCTTCGGTTTCTCTGCTACCTATGAATACGAAGGATTCGGTATCGGTGCAACTTATGCGAAATCTGATCGTACCGACACTCAAGTTAATGCAGGGAAAGTTCTTCCTGAAGTATTTGCTTCCGGTAAAAATGCAGAAGTTTGGGCCGCAGGTCTGAAATATGACGCTAACAACATTTACCTGGCCACTACCTATTCTGAAACCCAGAATATGACTGTATTTGCTGATCACTTCGTTGCTAATAAAGCCCAAAACTTCGAAGCTGTTGCACAATATCAGTTCGATTTCGGTCTGCGTCCGTCCGTTGCTTACCTGCAATCTAAAGGTAAGGATCTTGGAGTATGGGGCGATCAGGACTTAGTCAAATATGTTGATGTAGGTGCAACCTATTACTTCAACAAAAATATGTCTACTTTCGTTGATTACAAAATCAACCTGCTTGACAAAAATGACTTCACTAAAGCACTCGGTGTAAGCACTGATGACATCGTTGCTGTAGGTCTGGTTTACCAGTTCTAATCTGATTACGAAAAAGATATGTTGCGGGAGGCGTTGCCTCCCCAACATATAAGTGGCTCCCTCAAGCCACTTCCTTTAGAAGCACAACCTTGCTTCTAACTATATAAACCTTCTGTTATATATTACCCTTTATTTTTGGGGGCGTCTCAACGCCCCATTTTTAATAATTTTTAGTAAACAATTGGCATATTAATTAGAGTTATTAACAACGATATCCATCTCTAACCGGATATCTAATGCCATTAACATCCCTTCAATTATGCCCTCAGCCTTCTGTAACCTTTTCCCGATATAACCATCAGAGCAGCAATGCTTACCTGCCAGTGACATGAATGTCATACCGACTACATAATAATCTACTAATAAATCGTGCAAATCGCTGTTGTTCTTTTTCAGACGGGCCATGCACCCGCAAATGATCATCGCGTCATCGTCACAACATTGCGGGCGAGATTTTACTTTTGAAGTAATTAATCCCTTAAAACCGGCGGCAATGGACGACCAGGTCACATCTTCATGATTATTAGCCGCCCACGCTCCCCAACGCTCAAGAACCATCTGAATATCACGCATCAACTTACTCCACAAAAATCAGACCAGAACGCCAATTACAAGCAAAAATCAACAAAACAGTATTAGTTGATTGTTATCTCTGACTTCATACTCCTGCTCCTGTCAGGGTTTTGGCGTAATTCTTCAGTATTCGGTAATCGGTCAAAACAGAACCGGGGAAACGATATAAGCGCAGACGCCCCCAGCGGTGGCGAAGAAGTTCTGCCATATTAAACTCAAACATCATTCATTCCCCATTTCGGTGATGGTCAGTTCCAGCCTCCCACCTTTGGTAACAGGCATCTTCACAACGCGGTAATCAACGACCTGAGCATCATCCAGCCAGAAACCTGCTTTAGTGAGTGCGTCAAAAGCGGCTTTTTGCAGATTATCCAGGTCACGGCGACGGCGATCCGGCATGTGGCACTCAATGCGGATTTTCACAGGCATAGCCAGGCCGATATCCAGCATTGCGTTTTTAATGATTCGGGCGACGTTATCGCGGTATGCCTGCCCCTCTGCGCTGACGTGCGTGCGCCCGCGATTATGGCGGTAATAGCGATTATTGCTCGGAGGCCAGGGTAATGTGATGCTGTAGGTATTCACGCCTTAATAACCCCCTCTTTCAGCCAGATAACCTGTGTTCTCGCCATACCTTCCAGCGCGCATTCTTTTGCATATCCAGCGTCAACAAAATGCGTGCGGCGGTCGATTTCGTCGTGGCAGGCAGAACATGCAATGGTGGCAATCAGGTCTGGCGGTTTCGTACCGGTGCCGCACAATCCAGTCAGCCGGATATGTGCCAGTACAGACGTTTCAGGGTTGCCATTACATACGCCAGGGATTCTTACCTGGCATTCCCGACCACGCGCTGCTTTTCTCAAATCAGCCATGACTCCTCCTTGCTGCCAGTCGCAACCATTTTTTATCAACCAAGCTGGCGGTATATCCGAGCAGTGTTGGTATTTCGGATGGCTTCAGCTCAGGTTTACGCTTACGACGATTTGGTACTCTGTAGATGTGTCCGTTCATGACACGAATAAGCGGTGTAGCCATTACGCCTCCTGCTTGTCGCGCAGCAGCTGGAACTCGCAGCTCTGTGGAATAGTCAGGTGGCAACCAATATTCATCGCCCAGGCTTCAACCTTACACAGGAAGACATACATCTCTCCGGTATCAAGATCGGAGGTATGGCGTAACGACTGGATAGTGGTGATATCACCGGTTACGACATCAACCAGGTCTTTGGTTTCATAACCGAGATATGTGTGTTTGAGAGCATCTTTTACCCAAGCTGGAGTGGCGAACGTTTTACCCCTGCTGATGAGGTATTCACTGATTTCGCTGTACCACATGTGGCTGAGTGCATTCTGGGAAAGACTGCGTTTCTCACGCCACGGTTTAAGCACCATGCGAAAGCATTTGCCCTCCTCCAGATAAGGCTGGATCTGCCGACCGATAGCGGTGAAGTTGCCGCGATGTAATTTGATGCCGTCTTGTGAGAGGTTCACGCTTCCCCTCCGCAGAGGTCAAACGCTAGATGCAAAGAATTGCAGGTGCATTTCTGCATCTGTGAAGGGAGAAGAGAGTTTGGATTGTATGTGCGCATAAACGTCCCCGTTTAGCGCAGAAGTCACCGGAGTTGTTCAGGCTCCGGTGACATAATTATGCCGTGTTGATTTCCCAAAATCAAAATCGATAGAATTGCTCCTTCTTAAAACACTTTTACTCTCTGGAAGCTTTTCTTATCTCTCTTGGTGTTATATTAAAACGATTATGAAATCTTTCAGTAAAACGAGAAGGACACTTATAACCATTTTCTCTGGCAATCTCGCTTATAGGTTTTACCGTCGTTTGTATAGCAGACAACGCATTATTTAACCTCACATCGTCCAGTATACTTTGGAAACTTACCCCCTCGCTTGCTAGACGGCGATGTAATGTAGAAACAGAAATGTAGAGATATCGAGCAACCTTGTTTGCTGTCCATTTTGTGCCGGGTTCGGATAGCAGCAGGTTATAACAACGACTTATCAATGATTGTTTACTATATGATAAAAGTAAATGATTAACATGATTCACTCCTAACGAAAGTAGAACGCCCATTGCTAAGTGCTCCTGAATTTTAGTTGAGAAGCCTCGGGAAACAGATGTTTTTAGTTGCTCCCAACAATATATTAACTCAGGATTCTGAGGTAAAAAGAAACTTGTTTTGTTACGTATTTGATCAGTTACCGTATAAAGTTTTTGGAAACTCTCAATTAAATCAATGGGTAAGTAAAGCATTTCTGCAAGATAAAGCCCTGCTTCAGGATAATTCTCAATATAAAATTCATAACCACAAGGAAATAATATTATTTGATTATTATCAACAGTTAAAGTATGCGTCTCCCAATTGATAACTTTCTTTCCCTGACGGATACGACACAAAGCTGGCATAAGAGGCTTAACCCTATGAATCTCATGATGTTTATGCATCCGTATTTCTTCGATCTTTAAGTTAGTCTTACCTCTTGCCAGCATACTCTCACCCTACTTTATCTCATAAACTGGTGTTATCTCAGCGGTTGCGATTTTATTAGCATTAAGCATATAACCAACTAACGCTCCGCTGGAGTTAGAATCTACAGGAATCTTTTCAGTTTTTAGAGCCCATACTTTAAACTGGTAATGATGTGGTTTATCTCCTTTAGGAGGACATGCGCCACCAAACCCAGCATAGCCAAAATCATTTCGGCCTTGAACAGCACCAGTCGGCAGTTTTGTTCCATCACGTCTCCCTGCATCAACGGGCAAATATGTTACTGTTGCTGGAATATTAACAACAGTCCAATGCCACCAACCACTGCCTGTAGGTGCATCTGGATCATATACAGTTACGGCAAAGCTTTTGGTACCTTCAGGAACACCAGACCAGGTTAATGAGGGCGATGTATTACCACCTTCACACCCAAATCCAGAAAAGACATGAGACGTTGTAAGTTGCTCTCCTGTTTTTATTTCATTACTAGTGACCTGAAATGCTGCAGCCTGCGCAGAAAATGTTATGAATGCCAATACAGTTGAAACGATAAGTGTTTTCATAAAAACCTCTTTGTTATGACCTATCGTTATTTTATTTGATATTCCTTTATCTCATTATGCATAAAGGCGCAATGTTCATGCAAAAGCAATCACAATTGTACCCCCAACCCAATTATTTGCCACAATATACACAAAGCACATTGATACTATCTAAAAACTCTGCTTTATTATTAGTAACACCTACGAAAGTCGGTGTTATTTTTTAACCTACCATTCAAAATACGTGACATACACCATTTTGCTCATAATAATTTGTCACGTATTTTCAGTATTTGAATCTGCGACCAAGAGTTCTCACCTAACAAATGATTAAGATTGTATAGCTCATTTACTACCCCAATACAGCCGTACAAAACTCGCTTGTGGGAGCAAACAAAGTAATTACCCATTAAGTTTCGTCAAAGATAATTAATTCTGTCTTGCACTTTATCACCATAGCATAACTTAAAATCCGAGATCATTATTTAGAAATAAATCTCACCATCAACCATATATTTGAGAGCACTTATCGCCTGCTGGGCGGATATTACTTTCATTAAAGGATAGTGTTTAAAAACAATGCCATTCATAAAATAGATATCACAGGTTTTATTATCCGTATTAATTATGATTTTTTCGAATGTTTTATAGGCAAGTGTACGGCATAACTCTCGTCCATTTTTACTGGTTAAGTCAATAGCATAAAAATCACTGAATGAATTTACACCTTTACTCTTCAAAGTTTTCAATGATACCGAAGCCCTTCGTAATTCCTTATCTAATAGTCTTATTTTCTCTGCTATAGCGGTAACTTCAGGCGCGACAGACAATGCAACGATTAAATTATTAATTTTCATCTGAAGCTCAATAATTTTTAACTCTAAAGTTTCATTAGCATCTTTCTTGTTTTCAACTGGTTGAATTTTGCTACAATTAAAAAGCAATTCATTAATGATATTATAATCAACCAAATCTCTTTTTATTGATGGCCTGTCACATCGATGTAATCTTCTCATCGGACAAACATAATAGCCATGCAAACTTCCAGATACCGCATGAACAATCATGGTATTACCACAAGCCTCACACTTCATAACTGTTCGAAGTAGATTTATTAGCATAGGATTCTTGCTACTATTGCTAATACCAAAAGGTGCCAACCGAATTTCCTGTACAGCGTAAAACAAATCATCTGATATGACTCTGGGATAATAGCCAGCGATTTCACTTATCCCTTTCCCTCTTGCACGATATGAAGGTACGCAAATACCTATCAGAGCTTTATTCGCTAATAATTTTTCAATTACAGAAGGTCCCCATGCACTTTCTTTTCCTGAGAAATTCTTTACAGCATGATCATTTAAATACTTGGCTATTGCATTCAATGAGCGCCTTTCCATCCTGAGTTTAAAAATTAGCTCAATAGTTTTCACCCTGTCGGGGTCTGGAACAAAAGCCGTTCTTTTGTCATCTAAGGAGAGCCATCTCGGACAAGACGCCGTCATAATCGTACCTGATTCCAGTGCATCCTGCCGTTTTTTCTTCCATGATAATTTAACCCGACTTGACTTTATCTCGCTTTCTTCATTTGCCCTTTGTGCTATAAGTATGGCTTTTATTAATGAATATGGCTCATTCAAAGAGTCAATATTATAGACTGTATTGTCGCAAAGAGTTATAACATCAATACCGTGATTCAAAATCAATTTCAGACGTTCAATCGCTTCACCGACTTTTTCTCTTGAAAGTCTGTCCAGACTTTCAACTAACAATGTAGTTCCTGGCAATATATAACCATGCTCTATAGCATCTAAAAATTCCGAAAAAGCTCCTGATTGTGCATGCTTTCCTTTGAATGCACTTAATCCTAAATCTTCATATGTTATGGTATCAAGATAATAATCACTATTTACCTTTAACCATTCAGCAATAAGTCTTCTCTGTCGGTTTAATGAGTCGCCAGACATCTGACCTGGTGATGAAAATCGCATATATGCTATGGCTTTTTTCATGGTGACACCTGCTAACGTATGCTTTTATAAACCTTAGTGGTGGGATATAATTTTTGTTTATTTTTTATTTAAAAAGACAATTAAGGTCACATTATCTTGAATATACAACAATAATCGTATTGCAATTTTCTTACGCCATAATCTTGAAAGCACAAAAGAATACATAAAAAATAAAGACATTAACAAAAAGCATAAAACGAGGCTCATATAAATATAAGAGCCTCCATATTTTAGTCGTTTAGAAACAAATTATTTTAATGTGGTGTGCTTCGTGACAATAAATTAATAATCAACACACCGGCACAAATCAACATCATGCCTATAATGGCTGGCAGGTCCAGCCGTTGGCCGAAAAATCCCCATGACAGTAAGCTAATCAGGACAATACCGACTCCTGACCAGATAGCATAAGCAATCCCTGTAGGAATATAAGCCAGCGTCTGAGCTAATAACCAGAATGATGCACAATAACAAATAATTGTACCAACAGATGGCCATAACCGTGTAAAACCTTCTGAAAACTTCATTAAGGTTGTACCAATGACCTCTGCAAGTATTGCACCACCAAGATAAATATAAGGGTTCATAGCATATTCTTTCCTGTTCAAACTGGAGAGAATTGTACTACAGTTTGAACTCAACTCACCTGTTTCATCATTGTGTTCCCATTGATGTTCTTTTATATACCCTCAATACCCGTTTCATCGCGGCACTCTGGCGACACTCCTTAAAAATCAGATTCGTGCTCACCTTTCCTTCCCATTCTTCTCTGGTAGCGAACCGGTAATACACCGTTCGCCAGACCTTACCATCAACGACCAGGATTCCTGCCCGCGCCATTTTAGCCGCAGCCTGATTTATGCTGGTTACGGTTGCGCCTGTTACCGCGGCAACGTCCTGTGCACAGAAGCTCTTATGCGTCCCCAGGTAATGAATAATTGCCTCTTTGCCCGTCATACACTTGCTCCTTTCAGTCCGAACTTAGCTTTAATTTCTGCGATCTTCGCCAGAGCCTGTGCACGATTTAGAGGTCTACCGCCCATAACAGGAAGTTGTTTTACTGGTTCAGGTATCGTCTCACCACGGTTAATTCGCGCTGTCATACAGGTCAGTTCATCGGCAGCCTTGCGCCGTAATTCCGCGTCAGCCAGCGCATTGGCCCGCATGTTCTGGTACAAGTTGGTAACCAACCAGTAATGCGCGTTCGATTTCCACGGATAAGACTCTGCATCCGGATACAGGCCACGCTTCCGGCAATACTCGTAAACCATATCAACCAGCTCGCTGACGTTTGGCAGCCCGGCGTTAACAGATGCTTCTTCCCGGCACCAGGCGACAAACTGCCCGGGTGATGGCAGGAATGGTCGATTCTGCCGACGGGCTACGCGCATTCCAGCGTTAACCTGTTCCATTGTGGTGATCCCGTTTTCCCGGAAAGCCAGAACCCACTGGCGGCGGATTTCGTTCAGTTCATTCTGGTCACGGTTAGCCAGGCTCGCCGGGAAAGTTGCCAGTAACTGGCTGAACACACCGTTGATGATCTGCGCTACCTGCTGTACCTGCGGCTTTTCGTCGTACTGTTCCGGCATATTGTTGGCGATCCGGCGCATCTGCTCACGGTCAAAGTTAACCATCTGTGCGGCGATGTTTTTCATAAATCCACCCCGTAAATCCAGTCAGTGTTCGTCAGGTCGAGTTTTGGTTTGCCGGCTGTCACGCCAGCCTGTTGCTTGTTTCGGTTGATTTCGAGCTGGGTCCACTTGTCGCGGAGTTTGGCCGGACTCAGCACGTTACCGGACCAGAAGTTGTCCTGGCATGCCCAGCGGAACAGCACGCACATGTCGCGGTGGTTACGTCCGTCACGTTCACGCATCAGGCGGATATCGTTAGCCCACCCTGCAAAATTCGGTTTTCTGGCTGATGGCGCGATGGTCTTCACCATGTCAAACATCCACTCTGCGGCGGTCAGGTCTTCTGCTGTCCCCCACTTGCTGCCACTCTGAATTGCAGCATCCGGTTTCACCACAGGAAGGTCGTTTTCTGGCTGGTCAGAGGATTCGCCAGAATTCTCGGACGAAAAAGGTTTTATATTGTCTTTTGTTAGTTTGTCTTTTGTGTTTACCTGATTCGGGTAAACGCCTTTACCTGATTTGGGTAAACTTTTCTTACCTGATTCAGGTAAATTTACCTCTTTCAGGTAAACTTTATTTTTCTTACCTGATTCGGGTAATGTTGACCATTCACTGACCACATTATTAATGCCGATATTTCGCCCGCTCTGAATAAGAATCCCACGCTTTACCAGAACGCTTTTTGCAGCAGAACACTTGTGCGGCAATATCCCGGTCAATTCGGAAAGTTGCTCGTTGCTCACCCAATCCAGTCTTTTATTAAAGCCATATGTTTTGCGCATGACAGCCAGGAAGACCAGAAGCTGGTGCTGTGTTAATCCGGCCAGCATCACAGCTTCCAGCAACTCATTTGCAATGCGCGTATAACCATCATCGAGATCTGCCACGCGCGGCTCCTTTTGTGCCGCATCCGGCACTGGAAAATTGAATATCTCAGCAGTGTTTGCCATAATTCCTCCCGCAATGAGTGTGTTACGATTTGCACCTGAAAGTCGGTTCTGTTCCCGCAGACCGACTTTCGCCATTTCTGAACCTGTCATATTGCCCCCAGCATGGTGGTCACCATCGCCATTAATGGACCAGCCAGATCCGGGTCCACACGAAACATCGACACAATACCTTCACTCATTTCCTTCAGTTTCTGGTGGCGTGGTGCGTTGAGAATGACAGCCTGTTTTGCCTCACTGAGTTCCTTTTCCATTTCAGCCAACCGAGTCATGAAGCTATCCTGCTCAACCAGGTAACCGCGATATTCCAGCGGTAGTACCGCCAGAATTGCCGGGGTCAGTTCACGCACGTTATTTCGGTATTTTTCAGAATCGAATTTGTTATCGAGGAAGCGGAACAGCTTCTGGCGTGCACGGCTGACATCATCAGGGAAATCGATGGTGCCGTCGCCCTGCTCCCGATACTCATTCACAATGAGTGCGGCAACGACATCCTGATTATCTACAGCCGACCAGGCGCGGACGGCATCACGGATTTTTTCGTGGCCTGGAGCTTGTTTTGTTTGAGAACGATTTATCACCGCAGTCGGAATAAATCCGCTAGTCTGTTGGTATGTAAGTGGTTGCATAATTGACTCCTTTAGTTTGAATTGACTGTTAAGTTGATTGCTTATTGTTAAAGAGCGTGAAATGGAAATTTAAGCTGCGTTCTTTTCGGTGTGTGGAAACAACTTCGGAAGATCCGGGCGAATCTGGTATGCCTTCACAACTCCACCAGTAGCCGTAACAATGCTGCCGACATGTTCAGGGGATACCTTTGCTTTGTTGTGAAGCCACTTATAGACGGCCTGCTGTGAAACTTCGCAGGCATCGCCTAGTTTCTTTTGTGAACCAACGATATTGATCGCTGTTTTGATTGCTGGGTTCATAACAACCTCCGTGGTTAATCCGAATCAAGATTAAAACTATGGTTGTTTTTAGTCAACAACCATTTTCGCTTGATGAAATAAAACCTTGGTTGTACATTTGATCTATGAAAACAACACTCTCAGAAAGACTTAAAGAAGCCAGATTAGCGCGAGGCCTTACACAAAAGGCGCTTGGGGATTTGGTCGGGGTTAGCCAGGCTGCTATTCAGAAAATCGAAACAGGGAAAGCTAACCAAACAACTAAAATCGTGGAGATCGCGAACGCTTTGGGTGTACGCGCAGAATGGTTATCTTCTGGCGTTGGAAATATGTCAGACAGTACAGTGCAACCAATACAATCAACTGTCAGCCATTCCAAATACTTCAAAATTGACGTTCTTGATATAGAAGTCAGTGCCGGGCCAGGTGTAATCAACCGTGAGTTTGTAGAAGTTCTACGCTCGGTTGAGTACTCGTTTGACGATGCTCGTCACATGTTCGATGGCAGGAAGGCGGAAAATATCCGCATCATTAACGTGCGAGGTGACAGCATGTCAGGGACGATCGAACCAGGTGACCTGCTGTTCGTTGATATCACTGTTAAATCTTTCGACGGTGATGGCATCTATGCGTTTCTGTACGACGACACTGCCCATGTAAAACGTCTTCAAATGATGAAGGATAAGCTGCTGGTTATCTCTGATAACAAGAGCTACTCGCCGTGGGACCCGATCGAGAAAGACGAGATGAACCGGGTGTTCATATTCGGTAAGGTCATTGGAAGCATGCCGCAGACGTACAGGAAGCATGGTTAATTTATCTACGACTTAAGGGAGCGAAGGTTAAGGTTTATACCACTCGGATTAGATATTGCACTAAATTCTCTATAAGAACGCCAAATCTGTTTGCATATTTCAGTAAATATTCTCGTTGTTAGCTGAGATTTGTTGCTACTGTCAGCAAAATGTCTCCCTATCTCGTAGCGGTTTTTATTTCGAATCATTATGTTAAGATGTTTCTGATTATAATGAATGGAAACATAAAATGAGAAAAATCCTAATCGCTGCCATGATGGCATCTGTATTGGCTGGGTGTGCTTCTTCAGGCAACCAGCAACTCAAAAATGAAACTGAAATTAGTGTCCAGTCTAAACTTCAGGAAGGTAAAACAACCAAGAATGAGGTTAAATCTTACTTTGGTTCTCCTGATGCTGTTTCATATACTGACAGTGGAAAGGAGATCTGGAAGTACGCCTTTGCAAAAGTAAAAGTTAATGGCACCACTTTTATTCCATTCTATGGATTATTCCATAACGGAACGAACGGTACGAAAAAAGAACTTACTATTCTTTTTAACGATGACACGATTAAGAAATACACAATGTCAGAAACCCAAATAAACTCGAAATCAGGTTGGGCTGACTGATAATCATACCCGGCAACCGCGCCGGGTTTTCTTTTCCTCCCCCTCATAACTCATACCGTCCAAAAAACCACCACACCTCACTTCAGTTATCGCTATGCGATGCAAGTCACAAAATAAATCCATCCTAAATACAACCAGTTATATTTAAAACAACCGATAAAACAACTTTTGTTGTTGACGATAAAACAACTATAGTTTTAAATAAATTCATCGCAACGACACAACGATACGGTAACCACCTGTTTCACCGTTGCGATGACCGCTTAGATCCGCAGTTTGAATTTCAGCAGGCTTCGGGGAGTGCGAGGGGTGAAACGGACGCGTGAACGTCGGTGTGACCAGCTGAAATCAACACAACACTTTATACCTCAGTCGCTTCAACGAGGCGGCTTAGTTATGACAACCGGCGGCCATCCACCGCCTGAATACGCGCAGAAGTCTCTATATGTTCAGCAGCCCAGCTTACGGGCAGGAGTTTTTATGGTTCATCAACATTACGGAACGCAGACCGTTAATCGAGGTGCGGTCATGCCAGGAATGCTGGTCAAACACAAAGATGGTACCTGGACTGCATCAGCTAATTTACGCGGACGGCTTTATCTGCATCGCGGCATCGAGCGCACTTATATCCGTGATTTGCTCGTGGAAGTTTTTCTCGACGGACGCGGTAACGGCCTGAATCGCTAATCCCCTTTCCTGTTTTCCTAATCAGCCTGGCATTTCGCGGGCGATATTTTCACAGCCATTTTCAGGAGTTCAGCCATGAACGCTTATTACATTCAGGATCGTCTTGAGGCTCAGAGCTGGGCGCGTTACTACCAGCAGATCGCCCGTGAAGAGAAAGAGGCAGAACTGGCAGACGACATGGAAAAAGGCCTGCCCCAGCACCTGTTTGAATCGCTATGCATCGATCATTTGCAACGCCACGGGGCCAGCAAAAAAGCCATTACCCGTGCGTTTGATGACGATGTTGAGTTTCAGGAGCGCATGGCAGAACACATCCGGTACATGGTTGAAACCATTGCTCACCACCAGGTTGATATTGATTCAGAGGTATAAAACGGATGAGTACAGCACTCGCAACGCTGGCAGGGAAGCTGGCTGAACGTGTCGGCATGGATTCTGTCGACCCACAGGAACTGATCACCACTCTTCGCCAGACGGCATTTAAAGGTGATGCCAGCGATGCGCAGTTCATCGCATTGCTGATCGTCGCCAACCAGTACGGCCTTAATCCGTGGACGAAAGAAATTTACGCCTTCCCTGATAAGCAGAACGGCATCGTTCCGGTGGTGGGCGTTGATGGCTGGTCCCGCATCATCAATGAAAACCAGCAGTTTGATGGCATGGACTTTGAGCAGGACAACGAATCCTGTACATGCCGGATTTACCGCAAGGACCGTAATCATCCGATCTGCGTTACCGAATGGATGGATGAATGCCGCCGCGAACCATTCAAAACCCGCGAAGGCAGAGAAATCACGGGGCCGTGGCAGTCGCATCCCAAACGGATGTTACGGCATAAAGCCATGATTCAGTGTGCCCGTCTGGCCTTCGGATTTGCTGGTATCTATGACAAGGATGAAGCCGAGCGCATTGTCGAAAATACCGCATACACTGCAGAACGTCAGCCGGAACGCGACATCACTCCGGTTAACGATGAAACCATGCAGGAGATTAACACTCTGCTGATTGCCCTGGATAAAACATGGGATGACGACTTATTGCCGCTCTGTTCCCAGATATTTCGCCGCGACATTCGCGCATCGTCAGAACTGACACAGGCCGAAGCAGTGAAAGCTCTTGGATTCCTGAAACAGAAAGCCACTGAGCAGAAGGTGGCTGCATGACACCGGACATTATCCTGCAGCGTACCGGAATCGACGTGAGAGCTGTCGAACAGGGGGATGATGCGTGGCACAAATTACGGCTCGGCGTCATCACCGCTTCAGAAGTTCACAATGTGATAGCAAAACCCCGCTCCGGAAAAAAGTGGCCTGACATGAAAATGTCCTACTTCCACACCCTGCTGGCTGAGGTTTGCACCGGTGTGGCTCCGGAAGTTAATGCTAAGGCGCTGGCATGGGGAAAACAGTACGAGAACGACGCCAGAACTCTGTTTGAATTCACTTCCGGCGTGAATGTTACTGAATCCCCGATCATCTATCGCGACGAAAGTATGCGTACCGCCTGCTCTCCCGATGGTTTATGCAGTGACGGCAATGGCCTTGAGCTGAAATGCCCGTTTACCTCCCGGGATTTCATGAAGTTCCGGCTCGGTGGTTTCGAGGCCATAAAATCGGCTTACATGGCCCAGGTGCAGTACAGCATGTGGGTGACACGAAAAGATGCCTGGTACTTTGCCAACTATGACCCGCGTATGAAGCGTGAAGGACTGCATTATGTCGTGGTTGAGCGGGATGAAAAGTACATGGCGAGTTTTAACGAGATGGTGCCGGAGTTCATCGAAAAAATGGACGAGGCACTGGCTGAAATTGGTTTTGTATTTGGGGAGCAATGGCGATGACGCATCCTCACGATAATATCCGGGTAGGCGCGATCACTTTCGTCTACTCCGTTACAAAGCGAGGCTGGGTATTTCCCGGCCTTTCTGTTATCAGAAATCCACTGAAAGCACAGCGGCTGGCTGAGAAGATAAATAATAAACGGGAGGCGGTATGCACAAAGCATCTCCTGTTGAGTTAAGAACGAGTATTGAGATGGCACATAGCCTTGCTCAAATTGGAGTCAGGTTTGTGCCAATACCAGTAGAAACAGACGAAGAATTTCATACGTTAGCCGCATCCCTTTCACAAAAGCTGGAAATGATGGTGGCGAAAGCAGAAGCAGATGAGAGAGACCCGGTATGACAGCCACGGAATGCATTTTTCTGGCAGCGGGCTTCATATTCTGTGTGCTTATGCTTGCCGACATGGGACTTGTTCAATGACACCTCAGCAGGAAAACGCCCTTCGCAGCATTGCCCGTCAGGCTAATTCTGAAATCAAAAAAGCCAGACAGCAGTTTCCGGATAAAAACGTCGATGACATTTGCCGTAGCGTACTGAAGAAGCACCGTGAAACGGTAACGCTGATGGGATTCACACCGACTCATTTAAGCCTGGCGATCGGCATGTTAAACGGCGTCTTTAAGGAACGGTGAACATGAAAAGCAAAATCATCAGGGAGCTACAGGCTCCTTTTTTATTGTTCGCATTCATCCTCAAGCGTATTAACCAACAATTCAGGGATTAATGGAAGATGGCAGACATCATTGATTCGGCATCAGAAATCGAAGAATTACAGCGCAATACAGCAATAAAAATGCGTCGTCTGAACTACCAGACTGTATCCGCAACTCATTGTTGTGAGTGTGGCGATCCGATAGATGAGCGAAGACGCCTGGCTGTTCAGGGTTGTCGGACTTGTGCAAGTTGCCAGGAGGAGATCGAACTTAAGAACAAACAATGGGGACTGTGATGGCCTCAAAGCAGCAAATTTCAACATCGTCCAACTGAGGTGTAAAAATGTTCAGAATCATTTTTCCTAACACCTGGTACGTCGACCACCACGGCACTCCCTGCAAAATCCTGCGTTCTACCCACAACAAAGTTCACTACATCCGAAAAGGCAGAACATGTATCGCCAGCATGTTCCGCTTTAATCATGACTTTGAACCTGTGAATAAAGCTGATGCAGATCGGATAGCAGAAGAGATCGAAACGGCAGAACACATTAAGAAGTTACGTGACATGCGTTCAAAAAGCAGAGGTAACCATGGAATCATACAGCCTCACACTCGATGAGGCCTGTCAGTTTCTTAAGATATCCAGACCAACCGCCACCAACTGGATACGAACAGGCCGCCTACAGGCAACACGTAAAGATCCAACCAAGCCAAAATCTCCTTACCTCACAACACGGCAAGCCTGCATTGCGGCGCTTCAGTCTCCGCTGCATACTGTCCAGGTGAGCGCGGGTGATGGCATAACAGAGGAAAGAAAATGTCACTCTTCCGCAGAAATGAAATATGGTATGCCTCGTATTCGCTCCCGGGCGGGAAACGAATTAAGGAATCTCTTGGCACAAAGGACAAGCGGCAAGCTCAGGAGTTGCACGACAAGCGAAAAGCAGAACTCTGGCGAGTAGAAAAGCTAGGGGATTTACCTGATGTCACTTTTGAAGAGGCCTGCCTAAGATGGCTTGAGGAAAAAGCTGATAAAAAATCTCTCGATTCAGATAAAAGCCGGATTGAGTTCTGGCTTGAACATTTTGAGGGTATAAGGCTTAAAGATATCTCGGAGGCAAAGATTTACTCTGCTGTAAGCAGAATGCATAACAGAAAGACGAAAGAAATATGGAAACAGAAAGTTCAGGCCGCCATCAGGAAAGGTAAAGAACTGCCTGTTTATGAACCAAAGCCAGTATCAACTCAGACAAAGGCAAAGCATCTTGCCATGATAAAGGCCATTCTCCGTGCTGCAGAACGCGACTGGAAGTGGCTGGAAAAAGCGCCTGTCATCAAGATACCAGCGGTCAGAAACAAGCGAGTCAGATGGCTGGAAAAGGAGGAAGCAAAACGCCTTATTGATGAGTGCCCCGAACCACTGAAATCTGTCGTCAAGTTTGCGCTGGCAACTGGTCTGAGAAAGTCGAACATCATAAATCTGGAATGGCAACAAATCGACATGCAGCGACGAGTTGCCTGGGTGAATCCAGAAGAGAGCAAATCAAACCGCGCCATTGGTGTGGCGCTGAACGATACCGCCTGTAAAGTGTTGCGTGATCAAATAGGCAAGCATCACAAATGGGTGTTTGTACATACCAAGGCGGCTAAGCGAGCAGATGGAACATCAACGCCTGCGGTCAGGAAGATGCGCATCGACAGCAAGACATCATGGCTATCAGCTTGTCGTCGTGCAGGAATTGAAGATTTCCGTTTCCATGACCTCAGACACACCTGGGCAAGCTGGCTGATTCAGTCAGGCGTCCCATTATCAGTGCTTCAGGAAATGGGCGGATGGGAGTCCATAGAAATGGTTCGTAGGTATGCTCACCTTGCGCCTAATCATTTGACAGAGCATGCGAGGAAAATAGACGACATTTTTGGTGATAATGTCCCAAATATGTCCCACTCTGGAATTATGGAGGATATAAAGAAGGCGTAA